GCCCGCGACAGGGCGGCGCTACCCGCATCAAATCGCCGGCCGGGAAACGGCCATCGAAGGCATGAAGACCGCTTGCGGGGCGACGCTGATCGCCTCGCAATCGTCCGCGACACTCGACGACGTCGGCGCCGGTGAAGCGACGACGGGCGGTGCAGTCGCCAACGCTGCAGCAGCGCTGGCCCCTTCGCCTACGCTCTGCCTCGAATGCCTGAAGTCCGCGGCCGAAAATGCTGCCACGATGATCGCGCGCGGGTAGAAACATGGCCGGTAATTCGATCGAAGCGTTCTACTTCACGCGGCAACAGCAGTTGACCATGCAGGTGCACTTGTACGCGCTGGTCGACGGTCTCCTCTTCGCGGATGCGGCCGGCGGGTCCTCGCCTCAGCGATCGCAAGCAGCCGTGGCGCTGTTCGACGGCACACCAGACGCATCGCTCGCCGATGCAGGCCCGTGGGTGCTCGACTACGAGCGTGCGGGCGGCAACGTACGACGTTCGCTCGCCGCGATGGCCGGTGGCCCGACAGGCGTGTCGTGGCTGATCAGCGCCTATCCAATCGAGTCCCTAGCCGACGAGCTGTGCCGTCGACTCGACGTGCGCTTGCCGGACGGCCGTACAGCCCTTTTCCGCTTCTACGACGCCCGCATCATGGCCGACGTGGCATCGCTGATGGAATTCACACAGCGCATGCAGTTCTTCGTCCCGACATTTAACTGGCTCGTCGAAGTGAATGGAAAACTGAAGGGAGTGCACCCGCATGCTTGAGCTGACAAGCGAACAGGTCGCCGGCCTTGCCGAGATCGACGCACGCGGATACGTCGAACGCACACGGCAGGATCTCGTCAAAGCGGATCCGAAGCTGGCCGACGACGGCACGCTACCCACGCGCCTCTGGAACGCGTACATCGCTGCTCGACGGCTTGGCATCCACTCCGATGAGAATGTCGCGGCGTTCCTCCGGATCGAGGCATACGCGCCGAGCTTCTACGAGAAGCCGGCGACGCGTGCATGGATAACGCGCCCCGGACGCTCTGCCGACGAACGCTTTCACGATTACCTACGCGTCATCAAATGGCGCATCGAACATCAAAATGTCCAGGGAGGGGCTGAGCATGGCGGGATTGGTGGTGCCGGCAATCGAAGCGGCGATGGTGGAACTCGGACCAGTCTTGGCGCGCGCTGGCGTCGCCTTATTGGGCGGGGCGGCAGTCGCGGGAACGGGGAGCCTGTCCGGTGACACCCCAAAGGACGAAAGCAAGGCAAAGCCGGACGTCCGGGCGATTCCGCGCACCGGCGAGAGCTGCAAGAAGTGCCCGCCTGAGACGGGGAGCATGCAGCGCCGCAACTGGAGCATGAGTGACAACTCCAGAGAGTATCAAGGCCGAATTACCGGGTTCCCCTATAGCGTTGAAGAAGCCTGGAGCATGGAGTGGGTCTGGCAGCGCGACTTCGACGGCTTTCGACCGGAAAGCTGTTTGTTGATAGAAGCAAAGGGAAAGTACGATCAGTTCTTGAAGAAGGACGATGTACCGTACACCAAGGCCTTTGATGACATGGAGGAGCAGGCTGGAGCTCAGGCTGCGGTTGTAGATGACCATCCTCCTGCGCGGTTGAAATGGTATTTTCAGACGGAGCGGACTTGGAAGTACATGAGAACGCCGCTTGCCCGTCTTAGCGTTGAATCAGAATGGGTGCCCTGACAAACATGGAAATAGTTGCGCAATTTCGTAGCCCTGCCGATTTCGCTCCGCTTGGCGATTTTGCGGCTCATCTGGTCCGTCTATGGCCGGTGGTTGAGGCCATGTCACGCGAGGACGAGCGTCTAGGCCAGTGGTGGCTGAAGGCGGATACAGAGGAAGAAGCCCGTCTGTATCCCATGTATGAAGCGCCCGGCATACCTTCGACAGCCGTTTTGGCAGTCTTGGCGCAACGGTACGCAAAAAAGATGGACCTTCCTAAAGTATTCGGCTTCTGGAATGGTCAAATGGACGCGGCCAACAGCGCGAGGCTGAAGTTGGCCATCGATGCGAAGAGGCGGCCCAGCGAGGTAGAAATTGGGCTACCGGCACAGAGCGCAGTCTCGACGGACGAGCGCAGCTATGAGGGCATGGCTAAGATAGTGTCCGCGATGGTCGCGGTTTATGATCCGATGTATGTCTCCGTTTCACCGCGAGAGTATTTTCCTCGTCAGGTGTTCGATGACAAACCGGGCGTGGGCTGGATGCTGTATCTTCCGAAGCCGCTCACGTCTCAGCAAGTTCCGGAAGCACGCGAATTGATTCCAGTTCCCGAAGCCGGTCGGAAGCAGACCGGGACGATCATTGTGAGCGTCCCAGATGCCGTTTTTTCAGTGGACAACTCAGAACACGTTGAGGTTGCCAACCGTATCGAGATTCGGCTCGTCGACCAAGACCTTCTGCCCGCGTTCGCTGACCTGTAAGCACGATGCCGGCGGGATTGTCCGCGCCGGCATCCCCAGTTAGAACAACCCCACAGGCTGCGCCGCGTCGTCCCAGCTATAGATGATCAGCTCGTTACGCTCGACGCCCTTGCCGCCACCGACCGTCTATTGAATCGGGACGGTCTCGATGTAGAAACCGGCGAACACGCGTCGAATATCGGGATGGTCGTTCAGGCTCACGATCGCTCGTCCCTTCAACGCCCTCAACCGCTGCGCCATCTTCTCGTACTCAGCGAATGGGAAAGCGACGCCGTATCCTTCAGTCTCGTAGTACGGTGGGTCCAAATAAAACAGCGTGTGCGGTCTGTCGTACCGATCCATGCAAGCGGTCCAATCCAAACGCTCGACATACGCGTTCGCGAGGCGCAGGTGCGCTGCGGACAGTTCCTCCTCGATGCGCAGCAGATTCAGGCTGGGCGGATGCTCCGTTCGGGTCCCAAACGTCTGCCCTTCCAGCTTCGCCCCAAAGCAACTTTTCTGCAGGTAGTAGAACCGCGCCGCACGCTGGATATCGGTGAGCGTTTCCGGGACCGTTTGTTTGAGCCATTCGAACACCTGCCGGCTCGTCAGCGCCCATTTGAACTGACGCACGAATTCTTCCAGATGGTGCTGCACAACACGGTACAGGTTGATCAGTTCACCGTTGACGTCGTTGATTACTTCAACCTTTGCCGGTGGTCGCAGAAAGTACAGCGCTGCGCCGCCCGCAAACACCTCCACGTAGCATTCGTGCACCGGAAAACGCGGGATGATGTGATCTGCGAGACGGCGCTTGCCGCCGATCCAAGGAATGATGGGATTTGCCATTGTGAAAGCCGTTTTTAAACTTGGTGTAGAATCCGGCCCGCCTACGTAGGTAAGCAGGGCCTTGGCTGATTCACTGGCTCAGACAGTGGAAAGGCGACCGGGGAGCGTGTTGCCTCACGCCCCTCGGTCGCCCTGTTTCTCTCGAGACCACTCGGTCTCGGTGCCGCGTTATCGCGGCTGTTTGAATTGCTTGTCGCCGATCAACGCGCCGTAACTGCTCTCGCACTGCTGGCCGGCGATGCCGCGGTCGTCAGCGATTCGCGCCAACTCTCCCGCAGCTTCGTCAGTCCGGCCGAGCAGGTCGGCGAGCAGATCGAGGGCGTTGCCGGTTGCCGGGCTTCCGGCCGAAGCGCCGGCACGTCGGACGTCGGCGACGAGTACGGCGACTTGCTTGCGCAGGCCGTCAGCAGCGCCATCGGCAGCAGCAGCATCGCGGCGTGCCTGATCACGTTCTTTCGCAGCATCGGTTGCAATCTCCTGTTGAGCCGCCAACTGGCGGCGATATTCGTTACGCTCGATCTTCAGCTCGTCGATTTGCCTCGCCTGATCCGCAACCTTCGCGGACTGATCGGCATCGCGATGCCCCTTGAAATACCCGCCCGCCGAGCCGGCAATAACACCAGCAACGACGAGCAGCCAGATGCGCGGATCGATCCACGTCATGCGAGCACCTCCCCGCCGGCCGCGCGGTATGCAGCCAGCAAATGTTCGATCTTGTTTTCGTGCTGACCGTAGCCGGCCCCGGGCAGACTGGCCCATACGTTCGAGACCTTCGCGACCGCCTCGCGAAACCGCCCTGCATCAATCAACGCCAACGCACCGTGCTCGCGCAGTTGCTGCAATGCGTACAGGTCCTGTGAGACCGGACCGAAGTCTGGCAGCTTCATCTGCGCCTGATAGATCCGCCACCAGCGCGAGAGGATCTGATAGCGGCCGGCGGCCGTCGACGGCACCGGGATCTGCCGATTGAGCACGTTCGGATGCGCCGCGTAGCTCGCGAACAGCAGCGGACGAGCCGACGTCGAGCCCACCAGCACGTTGTACCCATCGTCCGATTTCGCCAGCAGATCGGAGCCAATCTCGCTCACCGCAATCATGTCGAGGAACGCGATGCGATTCCGACCGCCTGCAGCTGTAACACTGATACGCGCCATCGTCACTTCTCCCCGAACAGTCGCTTCGCGTTTCGACGCAGCAGCACTTCGAGGTACTGCGATCCGATGATGCCCAACGCACTGCCCAGTCCGAGCAGCGCGATCGGCGGCAGATCCGGGATCTGCAACAGCGCCAACCCGGCGACCATCGATGTCGCCGAACCCAATACCGCCCTGCCGGCGACCAGCCGGAACGTCAGCTGCTCGCTGCCGACCAGTACCTTCGCCACACCAATCAGACCGCCCATGATGATCAGCTCCAGAATGGTTTTCTCGTGGTCCTGCATTCCACCCCCGCAATAAAAGAAAAAGCCGCCCGAGTGTTGCCTCCAGGCGGCTACCAGAATCGACGCACGCGCGTGTTACTTCGGCGGCGACGGTACGACCAGGTCGACCTTCTTCGTCGGCTTCTTGCGATGACCCACCTTCGCCTTGCCCTTGTTGCCGGCGTTCAGCTCGACCGACGTCTCCCACCCGTTCCCGGCATACGTGTGCCGGACGGAATCGACGAGAAAATCCCCGTCCGCCTCCTGCTTGAAGCCCGAGAGCTTCACGGTCTTCTCGGCCGAGATGTCCGAGCGGCCCTTCATCCGCAACGCGCTGCGCGCTGTGTGCCGATTGAGCTTCTCAAGACGTGACTTCGCACCGGCCTTCGCGGCCTCCGGACTGGCGAACGCATGGCGCTCGGTATGGACGGCGGCGGCGCCCGGCGGTGCATCGGGATTTGGAATCGTGAGATCGATCTTCTTCCCGGACTTCTTGTCGTGCACCTTGGCTCGTACCGCAACGAAGCTCGCGCGATCGGGAAACGAGATCTCGTAGTCGATCAGATCGCTCGGCGTCAACGTGATCGCAGGCAGCGTCTTGCCGCTCGCGCTCTTGCCTCCGCCGATCGGCCCAACGATCAGCTTGCCGGCCTTCACCGTTGCGGTCGCGCCATACTGCCGCGCGATCCGCGTGATGAAGTGCAGATCACTCTCCCCGAACTGATCCGCGCGCGGAATCGCCGCGTCGATCGAGCACGCGGCAATCCATTTGTTGCGACGAGCGACGTCGCCAACGATGTCGGCCAGCTTCACGTTCGTCCAGCTGCCATTGCGCTGCGTCTTCGACGTCGCTCGCATGTTGGCCGGTCGGCCGCGGATGACGATCGTCGCCGGCGGCCCGCGCAGCACGATCTCATCAACGGCATACTCGCCGAGCATCGATAGCCCCTGCCCCTCCCATCCGAGCGAGATCTTCAACGTCGCGCCCTTCGGCGGGAATCGGACCTTGCCGTCACGGTCGTCCAGCTCCAGCTCGCATTCGTCCGCTTCGAGGCCCGGCTTGTCGGTTGTCTGGATCCGCAGCACACGGTCCTGAATCACGCGCGTGATGTCGTCGCCGTTCGCGACGACCTGAAAAATTGCCCGCATCGCCCCTCCGTCACGACCAGAGTTGAATCGGTTCGTCGCGCGGCGTATCGAGATCCGGCATCGTGATCAAGACGCCGGACCGGAACGGCTGCGGCTCGCGCGCGAGGCCGGGATTGGCTTCGTACACGGCCTCAACGGTGCCCTTCAACGTCCCGTAATGGGCGTAGCAGAGCGTGTCCAGGATGTCCCCGTCAGAGGTTCGCAAAATCTTCGCCATAGCGGCCGAACTCCAGGCTGTAGGTTTGCTTGCGCGGCGCACCGTCCGACATTAGCGCCTCCTGCTCTTCGTCGACGCTGTGCAGATACCAGCGCCCGAGCACATCGCCCGTGCCGGCCGTTAGCTGCACCGGCTTCAACTTCGCGCCGATCGCGCGCAGCGCCTCCAACTGGCGGAAACCTGCACCGAGCGACGGAAACACGACACCGGAAAGCGTGATCGTGTCGCCGCCCTGACTCACGGGCTGCTGCGCTTCCTCGCGATTCAAACGTTCTTGTGCAGCAATCTTGAAGCGCGTCGAACGCCGCAGCTTGTCGTATGCCGCCGTCGACAGCCCGAAGTGGAACGCGTCCCCGTCATCGGTCGATAGCGTCAGCAGATGAGGGGTGGAAGACGTTGCGCTATCGAACAGGCCGGACAGAACCGACCCGAG